AAAATTGATTTGGTCGATTGTTTATGTTGTAGACTTTTAAATGTTTTAACATTTTATTTCCTTTCAAGGTTTTATTTTGTTTTTAAGTGTAGATGTTTTGGCATAAAAAAAAGGGAATGTAAATACACCCCCTTAATTTTTTTATTGTGTTTTTTATTTTAGAAAAATATTAAATAGATCACAGTTAAAATTATGATTAATAATATTATGCGATAAATCATAATTGCCAATTCAATTTTTTCATTCACGCTACTTGTTCCAATTCTTGCCAAGCGTCAGATGTTAACAACTGGCGTACTTTGTTTTGTCTATTCATTTGAACTGTGTGTTTTGATTTGGTTTCTCCTAGCGTTTGATCTTTGCCATTTTGATCTACATAACTAGCGTCAGTGTGTGTTGACCAATATGTCAGACAATTATACGCTGTCCATAGATTGTCACCACTCTGATTACTTTCAGCGTGGTATTTATCCATAAAGAAATTAAGCAACTTGTTATTAACTTTATATTCAGCGTCAGCTATTAACTTAGTTCCTCGACCATTCTCGACTTTACAAAGTGTATTAGTCAAGAACGTTGCAAACCTTTTGTCTGTGACTTTAGTATTTTTCCAATGTATCATAGCATCTTGATTTGCGTACCATGAAGACAAGCTAGTATTAGCATTGGTGAGCATAGCATCAACATTTAAATTTTGTGTATGTAGATGTTTATGTTGATAAGATTTTTCACCACCAAATACTTGAGTGTTCTGACATAGTGATCGATAAGCACCACTGAATACTTGAAACGCCCATGACATATCTACAGAGTTAAAAACATCCAAACGACATTTAACCAAGTCATTTTGTCCAACATCCATTTTAAGATCATTAAAATGAATTGTGCGACTAGCACGTCTTCCATTCTCATACACTCGATCAATGACTTCAACATTGTTCAAAGGTAGATCACTGTTTTCCTGCAAATACTTTCCCTGCTTTTCAAACAATTCAGAATGATTAACAAGCTTGTAAGTATCAGAGATAGGTCTGCATTTTAAAACATCACCAGTATGTGTATTTATTAACCCTCGATAATTATCAAGTTTTTGCATTGTTCCCATGCCTACACCAAATGGTTTATCAACAAATAATGGAACTGGTTCAACTGTTCCAACATCTGCAAATAGTTTATTATTGGTTACATCATTATGTATAAACTCAGTACCATTGGGCAACTGCTTATAACCATTATCGTCAAATGATGTGTTCCATTTTGGGGGAATGTTAGTCTTAAATGGAGTGACATTCGCTTTATCACTTTTAGTTAATAGTTCTTCTAAATCTATTTGATCAGTCATTATTTTTCCTTTCAATTAAAGCTTTAGATACAATGCTTTCAATATCAATATTAGTATCAATTAAAATATCTAGATCATTACCACCAATAAAATCTAATGGTGAGTTTTCTAAATACTTGCGAATTAATTTAGAAACCTCAACTGTCAAATCAGTTTCTAAAATTTCTAATTCAGTTGTAGTGCCAATTATATCTAGCATCTTATGACTATATACATTCATAATTATTTATTCCTTTCAATAGTTAATTGATCAACTGCACGATCTACTTGATCACTTATCTTATCATCAAGTGATGTCGTATCCATATAATCCAACATATCCATTTGGGAAAGTTCATCTTGAACTAAACCATATATATCTAGTTCATGTGACCAATCCATATTTTGAATATGATTTTTTACTGCATCTTCAACTACAGTTTTTAGTTGATCGTTTATCTGAGTGATCAACTCATCTGATACTATTTTAACCATTTTAAATCCTTTCATTTTAATGGCGATCGTATGGGGCAAACATCAAATTGTAGGAGGACAATTACAAGAGCAACCCCATACGATCTATTAAAAATAACTCTGCTCTTGCACCATCTTAAATATCACATCTGTACACATAGTCAAATATTATTTTTAGAAATATTCACCATCATCATAATCAATTTTTTTACTTCTTTTTCTTTCAGAAAAACTAATAAATTGATTTCTTAAAACAGAGAAATACCCATTAGATATTACACGCTTATCTTTATAGTTTAGTGTCACTTCGTTTGTCACCTCTCCAATTATGTCATCTTCCTCATAGAACCGACCTATTGGTAATTCCTTTTTAGTGTCAACCACCTTGCCATTCCATCTTCGTGCAATATCCTTTGCGTCAGATAGATGCGTTGCTCGACCTATGCACTCACCATCCACAATAACTGCATACAGTTCTTTGCGTTTGCGTAGGTACTTCTCTTGTGCAATCCTCATTCGTTCACTTGTATATGGATCACTCATTGTTATTGTCCTCTTTATATGTTGTAATTTCACATCTATTATCTGCGTCTATTATAGTTTCTAATTTAAATTCTGTTAAATTATTATTGTCTAAATTATAAAATATAACTTCGTTATTTTCATCTTGTTCAGATAGTAATTTTTTAAGTTCTTTAACTGTCATCTATTTGTCCTTTCATAAAAAATAGGACTACAGATTACTCCATAGTCCTATTAAGTCAACCCCTAAAAGCGAAAGGATAAAAAAATTCTTTTAGAGATTATATTTTGACCAATACTCATTCCAATAGTCAGTCAAAATTTGGTGTGAATCCTCTTGCCAATCGTCTTTCCAATCGATCAGTTCAGAGTGTCCATTCATTCTTTTTAAATATTCTTCTATGTGTTCACAATCGTTGATTATGTCGATAGCTATACCATGCCATTTCTCTTCCATATCCATACACATACTTTTAACTCTTCCCATCTTTAAACTCCTTTTCATATGCGTCAACATATATGTCAATACTTGATCTTATTAGATCAGCTATACTTATATGTTCTAAACTATTTTGTGTTTCGTGTAAAGATATTTTTGATAATTTTTCAAATGTTTTTATAGGCAAAGCTATGTTGTACATCTTGACATCTTCTTTAAATTTTTTAGGTCTAGCCATTGGGCATACTCCTCAAGATGTGTGCAATGACATCTACTGTAAAACCATTACCAAGCATCTTGTACCTTTGTGACTTGGATATTTCTTTTATATCATAGTCATCATCAGACGGATACCTTGACTCATCAAAGTCACCAAACATGGTATAGTCATCAGCTAGTGTCTGTAGACGTTCACACTCTCGTGGTGTCAATGCTCTCCAATACTTATCAGTAACTACAAGATTGTCCTTTTGTACAGTTGTTAACGAACCACTTTTGCCATCACCTTTCAATTCAATACGTTGCTCAGTTTTGATGTTAGGATTGTAGTCATCACGCTTTCCTGTTTTAGGATTGATCTTACGACCAACCATCTGTCCACACACAACCTTTGGTTCTCTGTGTCCACCTTGCATAGTTGTAAGAGTAGGTGATTTACCCTCTCGTGCATACACTCGTTTGATCACATCATATCCTTTT